AATGTTGAAGCAGGTTCAACGAATTACGGCAAAGTAATCTTTGAATCAGGATCAATCGAAATTCCAGAAGCCAAGTCAATCAAGTTGCTTAGCCAACATGACACAAAGAAGCCACTAGGCCGCGCTGTTAGCTTCTCAGAGTCAGAGAACTCAATCGATGCAGTATTTTCTATTAGCCGTTCACAACGCGGCACAGAAGCGCTAATCCTTGCAGAAGAAGGATTGCAATCAGGACTCAGCATCGGTGCTGAGGTTCTAAAGTCAAAGGTTAAGGACGGCGTGACTTATGTGTCCGCTGCTCGCTTAGTCGAAGTAAGTTTAGTAACAGAGCCAGCCTTTAAGTCTGCACAAGTTACTGATATTGCGGCGGAAGAATCTGCCGTAGAAGAAACAACCCAACCAACAGAAAGCGAGATAGCCAACGTGGAAAATACCACTCCAGCCGTCGAAGCAACACCAGTTGAAGCACCAGCGGTTGAAGCTGCTCGCCCAACTGTAACAGCAATGGCTTACACAAAGCCACGCATTGAAATCACAGCTGCAAAGTATGCAGAGAACACAATCCGCGCAGCACTAGGTGATGAGTCAGCTCGTCAATACCTATTGGCAGCGGACAACACAACAGACAACGCAGGCTTAGTTCCTACTCGTCAGTTGCAAGAAATCATCAACCCACTTGGCACAACAATCCGCCCATCAATCGAAGCAATCTCACGCGGAGTGCTTCCTGATGCAGGTATGACATTTGAAATCCCAAAGATTTCAGCAATGCCAACAGTTGCAATCACAGCAGAAGATGCTGCATTCTCAGACACAGACCAGAACTCAGCGTTCTTGTCAGTTGATGTGAAAAAGTACGCTGGACAACAGACATTCTCTGTTGAACTCCTAGATCGTACATCTCCAGCATTCTTCGATGAACTCGTCCGCAACATGGGCGCAGCTTACGCAAAGGCAACTGATGCAGCAGTAAACGCAGCAATCATTGCAGGCGCAACAGCAGACGGAACAACAACAACAACTTACCCAACAGCTGCAGAGCTTCTTGGAATTGTTGCACGCGGTTCAGCATCTGTTTATAACGCGACACTTGGTCTTCCAAACCCATTCGCTCGCAACATGATTGTAAACACAGCACAATGGTCAAACATCATGACACTTAACGACAACGGACGCCCAATCTACACAGCGTCTAACCCAATGAACGCTGGCGGTTCTGTAGTTCCTACAGCACTACAAGGCAATGTCGCTGGATTAAACTTGTTCGTTACACCAAACACAGCAGCTGGAACAGACACAGACGGATCAATCCTTATTGTGAACCCAGACGCTTACACATGGTACGAGTCACCAACATACCGCCTACGCGCAGAATCAACTGCAGCAGGTTCTATCACCATCGGTTACTACGGCTTTGGCGCAATCGCGACAAAGGTAGGCGCTGGTGCGTTTAAGAACAACAAGGCATAAGTAACACCCTAAGTCGCTGGGAGTGGGGCGCAGCCCTTGCTCCACTCCCAGTCTTTAGAAAGGAATAGAATGTCACTTTGCACAGTTGCAGAACTTCGCTCAGCACTAGGTGTTGGCTCGCTATACGCTGATGCCACCCTTCAACAAACATGCGATGCAGCTGATGCCGTCATTCTTCCGATGCTATGGAATAACTACTCATTCAATGTAGCCCACAGCAATACAACAGACACAGGCACACTTTATTTTGAAACAACTACAAAAGATGTTTTTTATGTAGGTCAGACAGTTGTGGTATCAGGCAACGGATCAAAGCACAACGGCTCTAAGACAATCACAGGCGTTGGTGCATATAGCATCACTTATGGCATCACAGGCAACAACAACACAGCAAAGCCTTATCATCCCGTAAATCCTTTGGGTCAAGTTGCAGCAGATACTTATGTTGACTGGACACTAGATGCAGCAGTTCAAGAAGCTGCACTTTTAATTTCTGTGGACATCTGGCAGTCACGCCAGACCAGTTCTACAGGCGGCGTATCACCGGACTTTACTCCTAGCCCTTACCGTATGGGTAACACTCTCTTGGCTCGCGTTCGTGGCTTATTAGCCCACGCTTTGAGCCCTGACTCGATGGTCGGATAATGCCAGTTGCTCTCACTACTCTTAGAACCACGATTGCGACAGCATTAGTCGATAACGCTAAGTGGCAGACATTTGCTTTTCCACCATCTACAGTTTTAGCAAACTCAGTTATTGTCAGTCCTGATGATCCATATTTAGAGCCTAATAACAACCAGCACAACACGATTGCTCCAACAGCGAACTTCAAGATAATTATTACTGTGCCGCTGTTCGATAATGAAGGCAATCTCAATGGAATTGAAGATGCCCTAGTTGGCGTGTTCAACAAACTCGCAGCATCTACATTAGTTTATAATGTGGGTGCAGTAAGCCAGCCAAGCGTTCTTAACGCAGCATCTGGCGACCTGCTCACCTGTGAGATGTCCTTATCCGTTCTAACCACCTGGAGTTAATATGTCCGAATGGGAACTAGAGAATGAAGCCTTCCTGAAGAAAATCGGGCAGGTAGCACCAGTAGCACCAAAGCCAGCATCTACTAAGAAAGACGAGGAATAATCCTAATGGCTGTATTTCTGAATAACAATGTCGGCGTTAAGATTAACTCTGTTGATCTAAGCGACCATGTAACAGCAGTAACAATCAACCGTTCATTTGATGAACTCGAAGTAACAGCAATGGGCGATTCTTCTCACAAGTTCGTAAAGGGCTTGGAAGCATCTACTGTAACAATCGACTTCCTCAATGACACAGCATCAGCAAATGTTCTTGCAACACTTCAAGCTGCATGGGGAACAACTGTTACTTGCGTATTCCTACAAACAAAGGGAACAGCAGTATCTGCTACAAACCCTCTATACACAGTTTCATTGTTAGTCAATAACACAACAGACATCAACGGTGCTGTTGGCGATATTGGTACACAATCAATCACATTTACTGCAAACTCAACCATTGCAGTAGCATCAACAGGTTCTTTCTAAACAACTAAACAAAGGGGCAAAGCATGGCAAAGTTAAAAGTAACAAGGGCAGATGGATCAGTTGGAGAATATCCAATCACTCCATTGGTGCAGTACGGTTTTGAGATGTACGCCAAGAAGGGCTTTCACAAGGCGTTCATCGAAGACCAGAAGCAGAGCGATATCTTTTGGCTAGCTTGGGAATGTATCCGCCGTTCGGGTGAAACTGTTAAGCCATTCGGAGAATCGTTTATCGAAACATTGACTTCGGTTGAAGTTCTCGATGACGACCCTTTGGCTTAGGGCGCGACTCGATCACCTATCTGATTGCTAAATTAAGCGTCAGACTCGGGATCGCGCCACAACAATTATTAGAACTAGATGAAGTAATGCTGAGAAACCTAATCAAGGTTTTACAGGATGATGCAAAGGAGATAGCGAATGCCAGCAACCGTCAAAGGCGGCGTTGAACTTCGCAAAGCACTTCGCAAGTTCGCTCCTGAATTAGGCAAAGAAACACAGAAGGAAATCGCAGCAGTCCTAAAGCCTGTTGTAAAAGAAGCTAGAGGATTCGTCACAGGCTCGCCTTTAAGCAACTGGGCTAGAGAAGGTGGCAAGTTCCCTGTGTTTAACGCTTCTATCGTTAAGCGTGGTATTGGCTACAAGACAACACCATCAAAGCCTAATCGCAGAGGCTTTACAGCATTAGCACAGATTCGTAACCGTTCAGCAGCTGGCGCTATCTATGAAACAGCAGGGCGCCGCGCACCAGGAACAAAGCCATCATCACGCCCTAACTTTGCTCAGGCAATGGGTCCACTAACTGGATCAGGCAAAGAGCGTGGTCGTTTAATTTACAAAGCTTGGGAGAATGACAAAGGCAATGCAACTAAAGCCGTTCTTAAAGCCATAGACAATGCTGGTAAGACTTTTAACAGAATGGTAGGCAATCGCTAATGGCTAATGTAGTAATTGATATTGCAGCCGAATACACCGGCAATAGAGCATTTAAGCAGGCTGAAACTGCTACATCTAAACTAGAAAAGTCCGTTGCTAAATTAGGCAAGCAACTTGCAGGAGTCTTTGCTGCTTCTAAGTTATACGCATTTAGCAAGAACGCTGTTAAGGCTTTCGCAGCTGATGAGAAGGCTGCACGATCATTGGCATTAGCCTTAGCCAACACAGGCAACGCCTTTGCTGCCATCGGTGTTGAGAAGTTTATTGGTGACCTACAACGCGCTACTGGCGTTCTTGATGATGACCTTCGTCCAGCGTTTAGAGCATTACTTACAGCCACAGGCGATGTTAAAAAGTCACAAGATGCTTTAGCTTTAGCCCTTGACATTTCAGCAGGTACAGGTAAGGACTTAGGCGCTGTATCAGCAGCTTTAAGTCGTGGCTTCTTGGGTCAGACAACAGCACTTAGCCGTTTAGGTGCAGGACTAGATAAAGCAACATTAAAGACTGGTGACATGGATGTCATTCTTGGACAACTTACAGAGAAGTTCAGAGGACAGGCGCTAGCTGCTGCCGAAGGATACTCAGGCGCGATTGCTAAACTCACCGTTGCGTCTAACAACGCAAAAGAGATTATTGGTAAAGACCTTTTAGATGCTATGCAGATGATTGCTGGCAAAGATGGTATTGGCGGAGCAACATCTGCTATGGAAAACTTTGCTACCCAGATAGGTAACGCCATTTATGGCATTGGTGTACTTACTGCCAAACTTAAATCATTACCAGGTGCAGGCTTTATCGGACAAGTCCTAGAAGCAGGAACTCAATTCTCAGGCTTTGGTGCATTATCTCGTCTTGGCGCTAGTCGCAAAACAGCATCAGCAGGCACTCCTGCCCAATCTCCTGGACAACGCGCTGCCATCGACAAAGCCAACAAAGATGCGCTTAGATTACAGAAGCAGCAGAACACATTAAAGACAATCGATAACAAT